CCGGCAGGCGACCTTCGCGCACGACGCGGACAATCTGGCCTCGGGCGCGACCGCCCGCAGAGTTCCACGAAACGAAATCGCCCACGTCGACGGCGTCCGGCGCGGCACGCTCACCGTCGAACGTGCTGCCCTCAGCCTGTGCGATAGCAAGCGCCTGGTCGATAGCGCCCTGCTTACTGTCGTGGCAGCCCATCACCTCACCGTCATCCTTCACCGTCGCCCACCCCGAGCAGCCTTCCGCGTCATCCGTAATGAAGTACGGCATCAGAACTCCCTGATGCTCTGAAACACCGTTACCGCACATCCGCTGCTGTCCGGCGTCATCCCGAACAGCGCCTCACCGGGCAGCAGCTCGAACACCATGTCCTGCGTCGCAAGAATGTGATGACCCGTCGTCTCATCCACATTCTCGTCACCGCCGACATACAGGTTCCGGCTGGTCGCGTGCTCATGGTTGTGAATGTGAACCGTCTGCGGCATCACAGACCGTTCCGTCAGAACCTGCGGAACGTCCTGAACGAGCGCAACCTGCGCGGTACGAATGCTCACTCGCCACCCTCCGCGTCAGGCTGAACCTGAACAGACAGCGCACCCGTATGCGACACGTCAAGGTCAAGCAGCGCAGCGACCGAATCCCCCGTGAACCCTGCCGACGTGAGCGCCTGAGCAGCCTTCGCCTTCTCACCGATTGTGATGACCGGCGCGTCGGTGAGCGGCACATTCTGAAGCGGAACTCTGTATTGGCCGCCCTCATCGACTGGTCTGAGGTCTTCGAAACCTCTGACGTCATTGACGCTCATCCACCCTGCCGCCAGCGCCGTCGAGTAGCCCGCCATCCGCGTCGCAAAGTCCGCCCGCACGAGGCTGTTCAGGTTCCACTTCAGGAACGACCGGTCATTCAGCAGCAGCGACGAGAACGCATCCTCCAACTTCTGCACATACGGCTGAATCGTGTGCTGCGCGAAGAACAGTTGCTGCTGCTCAACGCTGGAGTACGACACCGACCCCGGCGACGCCACCCCCAACATAAATTGAGGTACGCGAAAAATCCTGCTGACCTCTTCGATCGCGAATCGGCGCTCCTCAATTAACTGCGACTGCGTCGGGTCAACCGTCGCCTGCTGAAACTTCGCACCGCCATACAGCACCGCAGGACGATGCGACCGGCGCAGACCCTTATGCCCCGCCTCCCACGAATCCACCAGCGTCTTCGCCTGATCCTCCGAAATCTCACCAGGCCACTCAATAATGCCACCCGCATACGCGCCGTTGCCGAAGAACCGCGCCGCATACTCCTCCAGCGCGATACCAAGGCCGAGCGACTCCGACGCCTGCTCGATACGCGACACGCCACGCAGGTCACCCGGCAGCAGCAGCTCCGTCAGATGCAGCACCTCATCCGGCCCGAGAACCGCGTTCCCGTACTCCGTTCGGTACTCAATCTGCCCGTCCTCCCGACGGACCGGACGGACCTTCTTCGGGTTCAGGACCGACAGGTCGATGACCTGCCCGTCACCCTCACGACGAACATGCACGAACGCGTTCCCGTCAAGAAGCAGCGACACCATGACCTGCTGCCAGAACGTCGTGCGCGGCATCTCGGTTGACGGCGTAGTGACCCACGGCTCTCGCGGACGGAACGGCACGCGTGATCCGTCGACACGGATGAACTGGTCAACCGGCAGCGTCGACACCGTGTCCGAGATGAGCCGAACCGCCGCGTACACGGCAGACATCTTCAGGGACGAGTCCTGTGTGACGGACGTGCCGGACGCGGTCTGTCGGGCGAACAGCGCCCCGGAACCCCACAACTGTTGGAACCCTCCGCGAGTCTCAGAGGGGTTCAGAAGCCGTCCTAGCATTATGCCGACCTTTCAGTCGCCAGCCCGAACGCCAGCACGCCCAGCCCACCAACAATCAGTCCCGCAGCAGGCGCAACCATCCACGCACCTACACTCACCATCAGGATACCGACGACCTGCAACGCGCTTCCAATCATGCGAAGAACACTCCTGCCTCGACCGGCTTCACCGGATTATCGTAGTGCCAACGAGCACGGTTCCACGCGATCACGGCAGCGATGGCGGCGTCAATCTTCTTTGGCGACGCCTTGTCCTCTTTGACGATGAATGCCCCCTGCGCCGTCTCACGGAGGACGCTGTTAGAGACATGCCTTGCAAGGCCGGGGTCACCGTCGTGCGTCAGACCGTCCGTAGTCGCCGCCTGATAGAACGACGAACACGCCGCCGCCATCCGCTTCCGCACACCCGTGTTGAACGCCAACACCCGCTCCTCACCGTACGTCTGCGCCCACTGCTGCAACTGCTGCGCCCAATACGGAGGGTCCGCGCTCATCTCCTTCACATCAAACCTACGAAACGCCTCATGCACCGCCGCATCCACCTGATCAATGGGAACTTCCCACCGGCCCGACCCACCCGGATGTTCCCACAGGCCGAGGACGAACAGGTGCGGCACGTCCTCCACGGTCGCCGCGACGAGCGCCGTGCTGTCGCCCGAGTACGACCCGTCGAACCCGAGCACGATAGCCGATTTGTCGGCGATTGACTTACCGATTTGTAGTTCCTCCCACACGCCCGGAGGCAACCACCGTTCCTCGTCCGGCTCCACCCACATGTTCAGGTGATAGCGGCAGAACTCATGCAAAGGAATCTCGCTGTACCTCCGTGCGATGTCGTCCCGGCGCTTCCACGACTCAGGGTTCGCCTCCTCCACCGCCTTCACCAGCGCCTCACGCGAGTTCAAGTCATCCAGCATCACCTTCGGCTCACGCCACGAAAACAGGAACCCCCGGTCCTCCACCTCGCCCGAGTCCACCTTCCTGCCGTACTCGTACTGCTGCAACGCGACCGAATCGACCTTCGGATTCCCCGCCGTCGTGATACTGAGCGACCAGGCGTCCGCACGCTTCGACAGGCCGTTCTCCAGCACCAGCGCCACACGCTGCTTCGACCCCGTCCACTCATGCGTCTCATCGAACGCGACGAACGTCGGCCTAAGCCCGTCATTCGCACCCGCCACCGCAGGCACCCGAACCAACTTCCCCGTCTCACCCTTCAGCAACAGCTCACGGTCGAACGCCTCGAAGAACTCCGACAGCGGCCCCTCCGTCACCACCGCCCGCGCCGCACCGAACAACAGGTCCGCCTGCTCATACGTCGACGCCGCGACGACGACGAACGGATCGTGCTGACGCTGACCCGACGCCCTCCCCTTCTCATCCCACGACCCGAACCTCACCGGGCCTGCTGTCTCCGCAAGCGCAACCCACGCCGCGAACTCCGTCTTCCGCGAACCCTTCGGCAAACCCACCAACGACCGGCGCACGATCCTTCGCCCTGCGTCGTCCAGCTCGTACGCCCACGCCAACAGCCGCTTCTCATCCTGCGTCAACTCCACCGGCTGACCGAGAATGTCACCTGGTCCGTGAACGCAGAACGTCTCAATCCACGCCGCGACCTGCGTTCCAAGCGTCGCTTTCGGTCGGGGTCTCACAGGAGTGTCGGCTGTTCGGGGTTCGCTGCCGCCTCCGCACGCGCCTCTGCTTCCGCCTGCGCCCATTCGACGCGGCCCCGGATGATGGGCAGATACTCCTCGGTCATCTCGCAGCCGACCGCGTTCATTCCTTCGAGGACGGCGGCGACGAGGGTGGTGCCTGACCCGGCGAACGGGTCGAGGACGACGCCTCCGGGTGGGGTGACGAGGCGGACGAGGTGGCGCATGAGCGCAACAGGCTTCACCGTTGGATGGTGGTTGGAAGCTGGTAGACGCTGTTGGTTGTCAGCGTTCAGGGTGTGCAGCGTTTCGTAACGCTCGGCTGCGCTGCGCTCCGGTAGTCCGTCGAGTCCGGCGTTCCGTTCCTTCCTTGACGGCTTCGCCTGATACACGAACGGCCAATCATCCGGCCCCCAATCAGCCTGCGTGAAGAACCGAGACGCACCACCCGTCTCGCCGTGATACTTGTTGCTGCGCTTGGCTTGGCCTGTCTTTGCCATGCCACCGAACGGTGCCCACGGACGCTCCGGCTTTGAAAGACTGTGCGTGTATTCGCCCGCGCTTGGACGTTCGCCACTCTGCTGGTCGAGTGCTTCCCCTGCCGTCCGGTCAAACACCACATTCGCAGGCCACCGGCCCGCAGCGTGCGGCTGCGTTTGATAATCCGTCACGTCCGTCCCGCCATACCCGATTGACGACTTCTGAGTTGCGCCCCACGTTCCGTCCATCACGCCCGCCACCCGGCAGCCGTCGATGTTCAACCCACCCGTCCCCCACTCCAACACATTCCCCGCCACCGTGCTTTGCAGCGGCTTACGCGCCACCACAACCGGCTCGTGAGCAGGCTTCAACGCCGTACCCCAACCCTCCCAACGGCGCGCCTCATCCGTCGCCGCGACCGTCTCGACAATGTCGGGCAGACCACCACCCGCATTATTCATCAGGTTGCCGCCATTCCCACCCGGTCGCCAACCTCCTTTCCTGACCTCTCCCGTCGGTTGACGGTCAGCGTTCAGGTGCTTGTCGATGTTCTTTCCGATGTTGTGGCTCTTTGGGAACCCTGACCCATACACCCAATGAATGGAGTCCCGAATCTCGAACCCGGCATCCTCAATCGCACACGCCATCCGGTGATACGTCCGCGTCCCACCAAACGCCAACAGATGACCACCCGGCTTCAGGACACGCAGCGCCTCGGCAGCAACCTCGGTGAACCACTGCTGGAACACCGTCAGCGCATCCAGCCTCGCGTTCGGAAACTTTGGATTGTCGCAGTCGCATGGGTTAGAACTGAACTTCCACCGCTGGCACGCCTCGCACCGCACATTGTTTACACGGCTGTGGTTCGGCAGCCTACTAAATCCGCCTAGTGTCCCCGACTCAATCTCGTTGAACTCCTTCGACGGCTTCGCCTTCCACGGCGCGTCCCAATCCTTCCCCATGAACTCCAACCCGTAAGGCGGGTCCGTCACGATGCTGTCCACCGAACAGTCCGGCATCGCCCGCATCAACTCCACACAATCCCCGTGCCGCAGGTCCACGTTCACTCGAACTCCTTCCACAAGTCATCATCCATCTCGGACATCTTCGCCGCCAACCGAGCGTTCAACCCATCAAGACTCGCCTGCGCGTCAGCGAACGTGATCCCCAACCGCAGGCGCGACATCGGCGACAAACCAAACCTGTCCTCCAACTGCCGCGCCTCAGCCTGAAACTCCTGAACCTGCTTGTACAGCGGATTCGGACGAGGCTGCTTCTGCGACCCCTCCACCACACGGCCAGTCTCCTCAATCGCCTCCCACATCCGCTCAATCTCGTCATACAACTTGAACAACCGACGAAACGCACCCTCATCCGACAGCTCAACCTGCGACGCCAACGGCGAACCCCAAAAAGAAACCCAACGCTCCACCGTCACCTCACGCCACGCCAAATCAGCCACAGGCACCGCACGACCAGGCGCAGACGCAACCACCCCAACATCCTGCGTCTTCGAGTTCTGCCGACGATCAGCAGACTTCTTCGGAGAACCACCCATCAGAAACCACCACCAGTTCGGCAAACCGGGCGACGGTTCGAACCGCCCCGAGTACCCCCGTCCCTCCCTGCT